TCTCAAGGAGCTTAAGGTTCTTAAAACCAGTAAAGGGAGCTTCGGCTCCCTTTTTTTATTGCTAAAACTGATATACAATCAGAAGACTAGGATTAATTAACTTGTTTTACCAACTGACCTAGCAGACAAGCCAAGATGGTAAAACTTATTTCCTTAGGAGGAAATTATGGCAAAATCAACATTCTCAGGTCCAATCAAGTCATTGGCGGGATTTATTACAGCAGGTGTAAACAGCAGTGTTAGCTTAACAGCAGATACAACATTAACTGTTGATGAACATGCAGGAAAAATTTTATTATGTAACGATGCAGATGGTAAATTTACTTTACCTTCAATAGTATCAACAACACCAAGCGATTCTACAGACCCAAACCAAACTAATAATATTGGTGCTTCTTTCTTTTTTGTAATAGAAACAGCAGCAACAGACTTAGACATTTTAACTGATGGCACTGACAAATTTGAAGGTGCGGTACTTATTGCTGTAGACGATGGTGCTAAAAAAGCTTTTGTTCCAGCAGCATCTAACGATGTTATGACAATGAACGGTTCAACTAAAGGTGGTATAGCAGGTAGTGTTGTAAAAGTTACAGCTATTGATGCAGCTACTTATCTTGTTCATGATTCATTGTTAATCGGTTCAGGAACAATAGTAACACCATTTGCTGACGCATAAGGAGTAAATTATGGCAGACGCAGTAACATCAACAACAATAGTAGATGGTGAAAGACTGGCTGTAATTCAACTTACAAATACTTCTGACGGTACAGGTGAGTCAGCTGTAACTAAAATTGATGTAAGTGCTTTAGCTACTAGAAAATCAGACGGTGCAACTTGCACTGGTTGTAAACTAGCTAAAGTTTCTTACACAACTTTTGGTATGAGTGTAAAACTACTCTGGGATGCTACTACCGACACTATTTGTTTAGACTTAAATGAAAACTATAGTGATCAGTTAGATTTCACAGAGTTTGGTGGTATACAAAATACATCTGGTTCTGGTAAAACAGGTGATATTAACTTGACTACCACAGGACATGCTAGTGGAGATTCTTACGTTATTGTTTTAACAGTAATTAAAACCTTCTAGTAATGGCTACTTCTGGCACTAAAACGTTTAAACTTAGTATAGCAGACACTATAGAAGAAGCGTACGAATTAGCTGGTCTTGAATTAAGGACTGGTTATGATGCTGAAACTGCTAGGCGTTCATTAAATATCATGTTCGCTGATTGGTCAAATAGGGGTGTAAACCTTTGGACAATAGATCAAGTAAGCACAAGCCTAACCACAGGCACAGCTAGTTATACTTTAAATGCGTACGATATTGATATAGTTTCTGCTATAGTTAAAGTTACTGACAGTAGCGGTAATTCTACTGATTTAGGCGTAGAACGTATAGGCAGAACAGAGTACTTAAATATACCAGATAAAACTATACAAGGAAGACCAACACAAATATTTTTAGACAGGCAAACTACTCCTGTACTTAAAATCTGGCCAACTCCTGACAATGTTTCAACTTACACTTTAGTAGCTAATACTATACAAAGAATTGATGACGCGTCAGCTTCTAACCAAGACCCAGAAGTACCTTCAAGGTTTATACCTTGTATGGCTAGTGGATTAGCTTATTATTTAGCTTTAAAAAAGAACCCTGAAAAAGCTGGCATAATGAAACAACAATATGAACAAGATTTTCAGCTTGCTGCTCAAGAAGATAGAAACAGGGCTTCTTTATACCTCACTCCCGCTAGGAGTTCATATTAATGGCATATGCTGCTGGTAAAAAATCTTTAGCTAGGTGTGACAGGTGTGGTTTTGTATACGGGTATCTTGAACTTAGAAAAGAGTGGAATAATCTTAGAGTCTGTGAAGAATGTTATGAACCTAAGCATCCACAACTTGACCCTATAGTACACAGAGTAGACCCAGAAGCTTTAAGAGATCCAAGACCTACAGAACAAGCACCTACTAAACATTTAGGTAAAGTGATTGTTTCTAACCCTGTGGATAGTAACGGGGTAAGTTCACCTATTATGTGGTCACAAAATAGTGACACAATAGGTTCTCAATTCACTATGACAACACTAACTGCTACCTTAGGTAGCGTAAATATAGTAACATAATAATATGAGTTGGACTAAATCAACATTAAAAACAGCTATACAAGATTACATAGAAAGTACAGAAACTTCACTAGTGAGTAATATTGACAATTTTATTGAAAGCACAGAAGAACGGATATTAAAAAATGTTCAGCTTGACGTTTTCAGGAAAAATGTAACAGGAACTGGTTCTAGTAGTAACACATATTTGGCTATGCCTAGTGATTTTTTAGCTCCTTTTAGTTTAGCAGTAATTGACAGTGACAGTAACTATAACTTTTTAAAATTAAAGCATGTTTCTTTTATAAGAGATTACCAACCAGCTACAGCGACTACAGGCACCCCAGAGTATTATGCAGAATTTGACCAGGAAAGATTTATACTAGCACCTACTCCAAACACTGGATTCACTTTTGAACTTCATTATTTTTACAGACCTGCATCACTTACTGCTGGTTCAGATAATGGAACAACTTGGTTATCAGAAAATGCAATGAATGCTATGTTGTACGGTAGTTTAGTAGAAGCATGCACGTATTTGAAAAATTTTGAAACTATCCCAGTTTATGAACAACGTTTTCAGGAAGCCTTGACATCACTTAAAAATCTAGGTGAAGCTAAAGATACAAGGGATCAGTACAGATATGATGAAATAAGGAGACAGCCTCAAGCATGATAGAAGTAGACACAACTGCGGGGTTAGGAACTATCGGCGTAGCAACAACTGATTTTAGTGGACACACACCAGAATTTTGGGCAGAAAGATGTACAGCTAGAATATGTGGAATATCAGCAGATGCAGCACCTCACATACGCCAACAAGCTGAAGCATACAGACTAGCTATTTATGAACAAGTATTATATCATATTAAACAAGCAATCAACAGTCACGTAGTGACAATGAATGCTGAACTTACAACTCAAGGTCATCAAGATATGACTAAGATTTTAAAGGAACTTAAATAATGGCGATTACATCAACACTCACTACAAGTTTTAAAAAAGAACTTTTAGAAGCCAAGCATAATTTTTTAGCTAGTGGCGGAAACAGTTTTAAACTTGCTTTATACACTAGTTCTGCAACATTAGGAGCAGCCACAACAGCATACTCATCTACTAATGAAGCTAGTGGAACTAATTATTCCGCAGGAGGAGCAGCATTAACAAATATTAATCCTACTTCAAGTGGTACAACAGGTTTCACGGATTTTGCTGACCTTACTTTTAGTAACGCTACTGTTACCGCTAGAGGTTGTCTTATCTATAACGACACTAACTCAGATAGTGCGGTAGCTTCTATTGATTTTGGCGGAGATAAAACATCAACAGCAGGCGACTTTACTATAGTTTTCCCAGCAGCAGCAGCAGACACAGCGATTATACGTATAGCCTAAAATGGCTCAGTACCTAAACGGTTGGGGTCGGGGAACTTGGGGTCAGCTTGCTTTCGGCGAAGGCAGTATCCCACTTTCAATTACCGCACCCGCAGCAGGTTCAGTAGGTACACCAATTGTAGCAGTTAATGCTCAAGCTGTAGCTTCAGTAGGTGGAGTTACCGCTAGTTTAGGAGCGGTAAGTGTTACTATTCAAGCTGAAGCTAATGTATCTGTTTCAAGTTTATTAGCAGCAGGTAACTTAGGTACAGCCACAACTACTTCAGTAAACAATATTTCGGTAAGTGGGTTAGCTAGTACTTCAGCTTTAGGTACAACAACTTTATCAACAAACAATAATTTATCGGTAAGTGGGTTAGCTAGTACTTCAGCTTTAGGAACTACTACACTAAGCACTAATAATAATTTATCAATAAGTGGATTAGCTAGTACTTCAGCTTTAGGCACAAGTTCAGTCACCACAGTTAATAATGTTTTTGTAACTGGTGTTTCTAGCACAAGTTCCTTAGGCGAAATAACCGTTACTGGGTTAGCGAATATCAATTTAGAACTAGGACAAGCTACTTCAATACTTGGTTCTATTTTAGTTTGGGGAGAAGTAGATACAAATCAAGACGCAGATTGGCAAAATATTACTACTACTAACACTCCTAGTTGGCAATCGGTAACAAACACTAATACTCCTAATTGGGAAGAAGTGGCTTAACTTTTATGAAAAAACAACTTATAATAAATTCGAACGGAGACAAACATGGCAACATACGTTAATGATCTTAGGTTAAAAGAAATCGCTACTGGTGATGAATCAGGGACATGGGGCGATACTACTAATACAAACCTAGAGCTTATAGCAGAAGCTTTTAGTTATGGTACCGAAGCCATAACCACCAATGCTGACACTCACACTACAAC